AACGAAAAGAGATAAATAAGGCTAAAGCATCAATAACCGAAAGAATAAAAGAAAATCAAGAGGATTTCTTACTTCTACAAGATATGAAAAAGCAAATGGATGAAGGACATTTTAAGTGCAAATATTGTGGGAGTGTTGTTAAATCAATAGGAGAAGATTCTAATTTACATAAAAGGCTAGTAAAAAATGTAGAGAAAAATGCTGATGAGTTAAAAGAATTGAATGAAAACTTGGAAAAGCTAAATACTAGCATAAAATATTATAATGAAGAAATAAACTCTATAAATGTTAAACTAACAAATGATTTGTCTTTTAAAGAACAACAAAACTTAACATACAAGAAAAAAAGTATGAAAATATTAGAATTGGAAGGAATGCGAGACAATGTATTAGAACAAATAGAACAACACAAAAATTTATTAAAATTCAGTCCTCAAGCAAACACAAACCAATACAAAATACTATCACAGAAAATTGGCTTTTATGAAACAAGTTTGACCAATTTGAAAAAGCTAAAAGAATTAAAAGATGAACAGGAAACAATTACAAAAAACTATAAAGAACTCTCTGAAACTTTAAAAATAGATTATTCAAATATAGAAAAATATCTTAAATTCTTAGATATATATTATAAAATCTATGAGCAAAAGGCTAATATGTTCTTTGGAAGTGATTTTAAATTTAAACTTTACAAGATAGAAAACTATAAGATAATTGATAAACTAGAAATAACATACAAAAATACTCCATATTATTCTTTATCTTATGCTGAACGAGAAGCAGTGGATACTATATTAATGCAAAAATTAAATATAGATTTATAAAAATATTTTTCTAAACATATTGACATTATATTAATGTTATGATAATATTAATACCGTAATAATAATACGGAAAGGAGAAAAATGTATGGAAGAAGAAGAAGAGCTAACCACAACGAAAGAAAGACCGAATGCAGATATTAGAGAGTTGTTAAAGAAATATGAAATTACATATAGACAATTACTAATATTCATTCCTAACTATTCTAGGGTTCAACGAATAAGTGAAGAACTAGCTAAACCGTTGACACCTGAACGAAGAGAACTTTACTTGTATGCTATACACGAAATAAGAGTTAGAAAGCAAAGGTTATTCTCAGGAAGATAATTAATAAGGAGGTAAATTTATGGAACGAATACACAATTTAGGTAATGCACAAGAATTTGTTGATGAGTATGAAATTATACTAGATAAATTACAAGACTTGTTTGACACCATAGGAAATAAAGAGCTTAAAGAAGAAGTAAACGGGTTAATAAGTGTTTTTGAAGAAGATTATAAAGAAGCATACGAATCGTCTAATAATTTATTATTAAATGCTGAACAAGAGGAATTAACTGCATTAAACGAAGGATACGAAAGGAGTAGAATATGATAATATTGACTTCTGAAAATTATTTTAGCAAAGAGGCTGATGAAGAATATATGTCTGTGTCACAATTTAAAACTTTTGAGAAGTGCGAAGCAGAAGCTCTTGAATTGATAAATGCGGATATAGATTCTACTAAAAAAACAGCTTTCTTAGAAGGACAATTCTTTGAAAGTATAGTAACAGGGAATAAGCAATTATTTATTGCACAGCATCCAGAAATAATATCTAAACGTGGAGCAACTATGGGAGAAGTAAAAGCTGATTTCAAAAAAGTAATTGCAGCCGCAGAGAAATTTGAATCTCAAGCATTTTTTAAGAATATTATAAAAAAATGTGAAAAACAAGTCATTTTAACTGGCAAAATATGTGGAATAAAAATAAAAGGAGCATTAGATTTATTCGATAAAAAAACAAATTCTATATACGACATAAAATGTATGAAAGATTTTAAAGAAACTTGGAGTTCAAAAGAAAAAGTTTATGTCCCTTGGTATTATACATACAACTATGTATTACAACTTGCAATATATAGAGAACTAGTAAGGCAAAACTTTGGAGAACCACAAGAGATAGGATTATTAGCAGCTACAAAAGAAGAGGTACCAGATATACAAGCTTTGAAGTTTGACAGTAGATTATTAGATGATGAATTAGAATATTTCAAATCAAAAGTACAACATTATGACAATCTAAAAAAAGGACTAGAAAAGCCAACACAATGTGGAATATGTGATTATTGCAAAAGAAATAAAATTTTATGTGATTTTGAGGAGGTGAAATAATTATGGCACAAGTAGTGTTAATTATAGGTAAAAGTGGTAGTGGAAAAACTAGGTCAATAAAGAATTTTAGGAAAGAGGAAATATCATTTGTTAATCCATTAAAAAAAGCTTTACCATTTAAAACTGATATTGGAGAAGGATATGTAACATCAGATTACAACCAAATATTTAATTTTTGTAAGAAAACACCTAAAAAAACGATAGTAATAGACGATGCCACATATCTTATGACAAGAGAATATTTAGCCAAAGCATCTCAAGTAGGTTATAATAAGTTCACAGAAATATGTTTAAATTTTACAGGCTTAATAGAAGGGATATGGGATAAGAATGGAAACAAGATAAAAGAAGGCTTAAAAGACTTAGACAACGATAAAATTATATATATTCTTATGCACGAAGAAAAAAACGATGCAGGAGATGTTGCACCTAAAACTATTGGGAAAATGTTAGATTCAATGGTTTGTATAGAAGGACTATTTACAATAGTTTTAAGAGCTATGATAAAAAATGGTAAACACGTTTTCGTTACTCAGTCTGATGGATACGATGTTGTAAAAACACCAGAAGAAATGTTTAGTGAAAATGAAATTGAAAATGACTTAAAAAAAGTAGACGATATAATTAGAGATTTTTATAATATAAAAGTAAATAATAATGTAAATGAAAGTGAGGAAAAATAATTATGAATAAGTTTTCAGGATATGATAGTGTAGAAGTTAATGATTTTGGAGAAAGAGAAAAACTTGAATTAGGAGGTCATTATTGTAAAATATTAAAAGTAAAAATTGATACTGTTACAACTAAAGAGCAAAGAAAGTTTGATGTTTTAGTATTAGATATTGATATATGTGAACCAGACGCACAAGCTGGCTTCTATCAAAGGAGATTTGCACAAGACGCACAAAAAGATGCTATGACAGCGAAATGGAAAGGGACATATAGAGTAAACGTTCCAGATGATAATTCAACAGATGAGCAGAAGTCAAGATTTAAGACTTTCACAACTTGTATAGAAAAATCAAATTCTGGTTATGTTTGGAATTGGGAAGAAAATACATTAGTTGGTAAAAAATTTATAGGTGTATTTGGTCTTGAAGAATTTACACTTCCTTCAGATGGTAGAACTATTACTTTCACAAGATGTAGATTTGCTAGAAGTACAGAAGCAGACATTACAAAAATTTCTATTCCTAAAGTAAAATTATTAGACGGAAGTTATGTAGACTACGAAGATTATAAATCAAATAAAGTAAATGGCAATGATAATAATAATAAGAATACAACAAATGAATTTGAAGGCTCTTCTGATGATTTACCATTCTAAATAATATAAAATAAATAGCAAAAAACGCCATAATTAATATGGTGTTTTTTGAATCTAAAAGAAATAGTTCTATTATTATTATACTCTATATTTATTTAAAAGTAAACCTATAATTATAATTTTAATTGCAATTTATACGTCCGTAGCATCTTTAAATTCGTCTAAAGTTTTTAGATATGCGTATGCTTCTTCTATATTTTGTTCTTCATCATAAGCTACTTGCACATATCGAGTGTATATATACACATTAATTCCAGCGAGTAATTGTTGTTTCTCGTCTGTTGTTAATTCGTCATCGTTTTTTTGTTGTAATGCTTGATATTCTTTTTCTTTTTCTCTTTGTTCAGCACTTGTATATGAATTAATTTCTATTATATTAGCAATATTTGTTAATTTATTTAGACTAGTAATTCTATGATAATTTAGTTTTATTCCATTTTCTAATTCTTCTGCTTTTTGCAATGCCATAATATACTTCCTCCTTCCTTTTACCAATTCCAACCTAATACTCTTGTAATCTTTATATATGGAGTTACTTTTATTGTAGGTACAGCTTGATTATTATGTTGTATGTAGACAGCATCTTCATAATTTATACTTGTTCCTGAGATATTATATAATGAAGTTCTCTGATATGCATATGCTTGAGCACTGTTACTAGGCTCTATCATATCTAATGTTATTTTCTTGCCATTAGGATTATATGCACGAATACTTTGCATTTGATTGCCATCTTCATCTGTATAAAACACTTCTAAAATATTATAATTCGCAGCACTGGCAGACAGCGTTATTGTTCCACTACTTCCAGATGCGTTACTATATAATATGGTTTGAAATGGAGTATATCCAACACCATACATATGTATATGCTTACTTTTTTCTATTTCTAATCTATAATAAATAGATGTAGTTTCTCTATTTTGAAGAAGTAATGAAATAGCTGGTTCATCTAAATTCCCTATTGCAAATCCAGCTCGATATTTTACCGAGTTAATAGTTCTATGTTTCCAAAAGCCATCGTAAGTATCCTCATTTGTACTAGCTATATAAGAACCAGTAGAAACGACTACTCCAGTCATTCGACAAGCTCCTGTACCATAAACATTTCCGTTAAAATGGCTAGAACCCTTTACTTGTAATGCACCGCCCGTACTGGTATCATATGATTCTAATATAGAAATTCCGTTCTTATGTAATGCCACTAAAGGTGTTCCGTCTTGTAACGTTATAGTGTATGTATAACTGCTTAATTTATCAGAAACTGTGACTTGTATATTATAAGCATAATTAGTATCAAACGTATTAGAAGAAGTATCTCCTTTTATAACTATAGTCTGCGAAAACGAAGTTCCAGAGACAGTAGGGCTTAAAGCTGTGGTTCCTGTTGTATATGAACTAGCAGATGTTTTCTTGTATTTATAAGATATAGATTTTATTCCATTGCTTACACTTCCAAAACTACCACTCCACATAGTACCTTTATAGTATAAAGTTACTGTTTCGCCAACACCTCCATCACTTCTAGTTGCTGTCACAGTATTTATTTTTATCGCAGAATAATTGATATATGAAGATGGAGTAATTTGCTTAGTTGTACTGTTTCCACGACTATCTATAGCGTACATATTTAGTTTATTACCATTAATAGAAGAAATACTTAAAGACACGTCTGCCGAACTGCTATAACTTGCCTCTGCTGTTTTTGTACCTATTGAAAGTCTATATTTTTTCATAGTGGCACTATTTTTTGCCACTGCCTTGTTAGCAGTACTAATAGTAGCTTTTACAGTAGAATATCCTGCGATTAATTTTTGATTGTTACCTGTTAATGCAGTTGTTGTAGAATTTGTGTCAGCATAAGTAAAATTACTAAATGTAGGGTTACTACTTGTAACTGTAAATGTGAAATCTTTATAATTAGTATAACTAGTGCTATTCTGAGTAGTAGTTAATATATATCTTGCTTTATAAGTATTGCTATTAGGCGTTAATGCGTAAATAGTACTAGCGGTAGGAGTTACTGTTTTACTAGTTCCTGTAACAGTTCCATAGTCAATAATTGTAGTTCCATCTGTTTTACATAATTTTAATGTTGTAGTTGCACTATTAGGATTAATCCATTTTATGGTCTGACTTGAACCTATATTTACATTTGGAACAGAAGAAAGTTTAGCATAATCATAAGTTGTTACTGAAATGTATGAACTGGTAGTCCATAATTGACTATCCTTTCTTCTTACTTGTATCCTTATTTTGTAGGTCTTATTAGGAGTTAAAGAAGAAAGTTTATTCCCACTAGGCATATCAGCCCAAGAGCCTCCTTCATACATATATTGTACTTTATCGACAGTAGCATTAGTACTATATTCTAACACTATTGTATTTATAGATTTACTTTTAGCTGAGAAACTATTAATTGTTGCATATCTTGGTATTTTATCCAATGTAACTGTGCTTGAACCTTCTACTTTTGCTCCTTCCATTGTAGTACCAGAAGGTCCATTTACCCAGCCTGCAATATAACAAGTACCACTTCCATCACTATTATGTGATTTAGTAATTGTAAATGATTTCATAGTAACCCAAGATGAACTTATTGATGTCGCACTATTACTAAATGATTGTTTATTTTCATTTATGTTTAAAGTTCCAGTCCAAGTTCCTTTTGTTGTATAACTATCAGTTCTTTTTACTTGTATTTCTGCATAAACAGAAGATGTATTTGCAGATGAGCCATTAGAAGTAGATTTCCAATTTATTCTACCTGCTAAAGTACTTTTATTACTTGAAAGAGTTATTGTACCACTAGCCATAATTTTCTCCTTTCATTAAATTCTATTTACAAACACTTGATTTCCGTGTTCTTGTATTAATAATCCAGATATTTCTGTTTGGTCACGAACTACTAAGTTTTCTGCCTCTACACCTTTATCTGTTGCTTCCATTACTGTCTCTGTAGTTCCTAATTTATATACTCTATTACCATCTGCATCTATTCTAGTATATACGTTCTTAGATGTTGAATTTACTTGAATACCTTTGCCAATTTGTACTGTGTCTGTGTCCGTTTCATTCTGGTTCTGAGACCATTGTACTTTACTTTCGCCAGTTACCAATAATAAGTCACTTATTAAGCAACTATTTGCACTATTAGTTGTAAACGTTATTTTAAAGTTATGGTCAGATATATTTATTACTTTTTCAAAATTTTGCCAACCAGTGCCTGTAAGAGAATATGAAGTTCCATTTATAACTACTGTTACAGTTGCAGTTGTCGATAATCTTTCATAATTAAATGATATATTATATTTACCATTTTTTATGTTTTTTACCTCTTGATAGATACTAGCGTTTTGTAATTTAATAGCACTCCTAGATACATTGTTTCTATAAACATCTGTATCATAATATTGGACTATTGTTCCTTCCCAATATTCATTTCCAAAAGCTCCTACAGAATTTCGTAAAAGGTTAGTACCTCCTGACTGAGTAAGATTATTCGTAAGTCCATCTATGGTTACTTGTAATTCTTCTATTCTCTCTTGATAATTTAAAACTTGTTCTGTTAATTGGTTTATAGTCGTTTGAGTTTGTTCTACAGATAATCTTATTTCTTCATCACTTTTTGTCATTTCAGTTTTATTCTGCTCGATTACTTCTGTAATATATTTAGTTGTCTCTTCCATAGATTTTCCATCTTTGAAAAATATAATTCGACTTGAATTTACAGTACCTGCATTTAAACTGTTTGTAGCAGATATTGTCTTTTTAAAAATATCCGTACTATCAAGTGTTACATCACTTAAACTAACAGTTGCATCTGAATAGTTCCATACCCCATATTCAAAACCTACTACTCTTAACTCTTCGTTATCTCCCTCTATATCTTGATAGTTTATAACTAAAACAACATCATTCAAAGAAATTGTCTCTAATTCATATCCTTCAACTTGATATAAAAGTGCCATATTAACTGTTAATTCTTTTCTTGGCTTACATAAATCTTTTAATTTTCTTTGTCCCCATTTTTTTAATTGAACAGCATCAGTAATATCTGCATTGTTCTCAATACCTTCTAAGACTGATGTAGTATAAGAGAAGTCAGTTATCCACTCACTATTATTATTTATTGATTTTATATTTAGTCCACTTTCGCCTAGAGGGCATAATTTAGTGATAATCTTATTATTGTATAATTTTTCTAAAGACTGCATATTTTTTTTGTATCTAACTTCAAAACCATTATAAGGGAGATATTTTGTTTCATCTCTATGAGACACGGTTTTATTAACTGAATCGAATACTAATATTCCGCCCCAAATTTCCTGAACTTTCAATATATTATTATATATATCTACTTGGTCCGTTTCTAAGTCATAAGTACCTTCTACATCGCAGGTATCTACAGTCCAACCTGTTCCATATAATAATGCATCTAAAACATAGCCAGACGTTCCTGCTAAGTGAGTGCTGTTTACAAGTTCGCCATTATTTTTTAAATCTAGGTTTCCATTTGATAAAACCACCACCATAAATGTATCTATTTTATCAAAACCATCTTCACTATTCCAAGCTTTAACATATTTTCTCTCTAAAAGTTTTTGCCTTTCATATGCTTTTACCGAAATTAATTTTTCATCGTTTTCAGATATAGTCTCTGTGTAAGAGCCTTCAAAATTAGGAGAAAACACTTTGTCTTTTACATAATATAGGTTTTCTGGGTTAGAAACTATTGCCCATTTTGGGTTATCTATAGTAATAGAAAATGTAAATATAGCTTCTGAATTTTGTGTTTCTTGTACTCTAGGGTTTATTATTGGCTGTTCTTCATCTTCACTAAAAATAGCTAACAAAACTTCATCTTTATCAAGTACGTAAATCTTATTATCTTCCATTGTTTCCTCCTATTTTATTTTATAATTTTAAGTCGTTCCATTCTGCCACAACATTACTTGCATCGTCTATTCCACTAAGAACCTTTAATGTATTAGTTCCATTTTTTATCTTAGGGAATTGATGGTTAAAATACATTATAACATTGGTTTTTACTCCAGAAGAATTAATATGTGTTACAGTATATTTACTGCAATCTATTATTAATTTTTGTCCTTCTTGCATTGTATAGTCCCATTCCATAATAGTATCATTAAGTGATATTTTAGGAGTTTGTGCTACACCACTTATAGTTATTATTGGTCCTACTTCCTCGATTGTTTCACTTACAGTAGAATTATTGCCTACAATAGTCTTAGTTCTTACGTCTTTTCCATATGGGAAAGATGTTTTTAAAGGTACAGAGAATGTCACAAATTTAGGATAGTTAGTCGGTGTCATAGCTCCACTATATTTTACATCATAATATATTCCATTTTTCGACACGCCAAAGGTACAAGTATCTTCTTTAATAGAGTTTAAAAAACTATTCAAATTTCTTTCTTCTTTAGCTTTTTCATAAACGTCTAAGTTATCTTCTGTATAGCATAATAACTCAAAGGGAATTGGGTTATAAGTAGTTGATAAAACTATATCACCATCTCTTCCAGCTATCTGTGCAGTCGTATCTGATGCTTCTGGCATAGAAGGTAGTGTGCTTGATGTAGGGTCTAGTAAATATCTTATATTATACTTAGGTACGTTAAAATAATAATTCTCATCTACATAAGCCTCTTCTCTTGAAACTAATTCATCATAAGTAACTATAAAATTGCTTGGCGATATAGTATCATATGACAGTATATAATTTACACCATTGGTTAATGGTATATCTTGTAATTTGTCCCATACTGCTTGTTGTTCGTCTGTATAAGCTTCGACTGTTTCAGTTGCAAGTTCATACTCTATTATTACTGGATTACCTTCAGAATATTTTTCAGCAAGCCAAGATTTAAAATCAGTTAATGCTGTATCTGATGGTGCTGTTCCATTTGATATATATATTCTATTAGCTGTATTGTTAGTTGATATTCCTGACGAAGTCTTTAGACTGGGGAACGCTTTACTAGAAAAATAGTTACTTAATTGTGTATTATTTTTACTGCTATTATCCAAAGCCAAAGCAAATATTTGATATGTACCTGATTGAGAAGCCCAAAATCCTTCTGTTCCATCTAACACTTTTCTTCCTTTTTTGTGATGTATTCCATCACTTGCTAAATAATCGCCTTCACACAAATATTGTCCTTCTGTAAGAGGGAATGTATAATCTGCTCCCTTGTATTCCTCGTATTCAGTTGCTTTAGTTCCTTCTTCTACCATACACTCGCTATAATTGATTGAACCAGTATTTCCAGAGCCATAATGAGCAGTTATAGATAAAACTATATAATTATAATCTCCAGAATTAAAAGTTAAAGAATATTTAGTTCCAGATTGTGCATTTTGCAATCTTGAAATGAGTTTTGTATCAATTACTTTATTCATTATTCCAAGACTAGTATAACTTATAATCTCAATATATAATTGTGTGTTTTTTGTTTCTGAAGAGTTGGTCATTGAATTATATTTTATTGATACTGTATAGTCCGTATTTTTCTTTAGATACAAATAAGTTCCAGCTGTTCTTGAGCTAAACATATTAGAACTTGACGTTATTGAACCATCATCATTTATTTTTACTGCATTAGAGCCTAGAGCAGTAAAAGCATTATTTATATCAAAATAGTTTTTGCCCCTTTTGGATATACTTACACTTCCGCAATTATAATTACTATGTCCTGTTTTTCTTATTCCTTTTTCAAATTTGAATATGTCATAATCTTGTTGGCTTATTGAAAATCTTACATATTTTACTCCAGAAGGTATTGTGACAAGATACCCATTGGTATGATAATTATCATAACTTACAAATTCTTTGCTTGAGTTATAATAACAAATTTTAACTGTCCAACCAGTATTAATTCGAGTCTGATAATATGTATATTTTTCATTTTCTTCTACAGAAATATAATCACTAATTGAATATGTAGTATCTGCTACTTCTGCTCCTGTACTGTCTAAGTAATAGCCAGTTGTTACCGTATCTTTATTGAATAAATTTATATTAGAGCCGACATTTTTTATTTCACTTGGATAGTCGGGTGATGGCGATACACCATATTCTTCGTATGTATTATTAGCTGTTTTTGAAATCATTGGGTACACTGTTAATTTATTAAATACAGTTCCTTCTCTCATCACAAAATATACTCTAAATGAATTATTTGTATCTGTTGATGTAATTGTAATTTCTTCCTTTGTAACAGCCCTATAAGCTACTTTGTTATAGGCTTCTAAGTAATATGTACTACTTGAACCTGTTGTTACCCCAGAGAAATAATAAGTACCAGGCTCTAAAGTCAATGCAAAATCACTTCCAGAACCTATTAAATTTAATGTATAATTATTTGTACAAGTTCCATTTAAGGTAAAGCTTTTATCATCATTTATTGTAACTGTGACTCCTGCATAAGTATCTCCACTTTTTATTGTACCGTCACTCATATTTTTGTTGTACAATAAATTGTGTCCGTCTCGAGTTACTTGTTCTGTTTTTCCCTCTACACTATTTATACTAGCAAAATGATAATCGCTTGCCACATCTATTTTTACTGTTTCTCCTGATACTGTTTTTTTCATAGTTTCCTCACTTTCGTATAAACCACTAATTACTAAAAATCTTTTTTTATTATATTTCTCCGCTGGTATCGTCAACGTCTGAATCGCTGCTTTCATTAACCTCATCCACTCCTTTAGGATATATGATAAATTTCTTTGCCCCATCCTCATCATAGCCTAATACTGTTTTATCATTTAATCTTATTTCATACCAATATTCTACAGGTTCGTTATATACTTCTCCCAACGTTAATTCTGTTTCAGTAAAATCTATTTCCAACATATTAGTTTCTGTTTCTATAGTAATATTTTTCGATAACTTAGGCGTTTCGTCTAATTTTTTCTCTTCATATACATTTAACGTTATTTTATCATCTACTTGAAAAGTATAGTTTTGTATTGTTAATATAAAACTTCCACTTTCGCCTCTGGTAGCTCTAATAGTATTGTTATCTGTTAAAAACATCTCGTTCACCTCTATTTATATTATAATATAAAAAACAGTCCATAGCAATACACTATTGACCGTTTTTCTTCTGGGAATACTATTTTTATTGCATCTTCTACAGAACGTGCAAAACCTGCTAATGCATTACTATCTTGCATTGCTTTTATAAATTTTTCTTGTTCTTTTCTTTTTTCTCCAGTTCTAGTTTTTACTTCTATATAGAAACATTTTCCGTCACTAGGTCTATGCCCTTGAAGGTCAGCTTTTCCTTCTACACCTATTCTTATTCTCTCTCCATAAGGAGTGTAAAACAACCCACTCTGTTCTCTAAATACTTTACACCCCTTTTTACATAATTCTGCCATTATTCTATTTTGTATATCTGTTTCTTCCTTATGTGACATATTACTCTCTATTCTCCTCTATTATTGAAAATAAAAATTCAAGTAAATCATTTTCAAATAATTCTTCCACCCAATATTGGTTTATATCATCACTCACATTATTTATAGTTCCTTCTACTTCAAATCTTAATTTTAGATTAAATATTTTTAACCATGACTCCATTTTCTTTTTTTCAATATAAAACCAATTATTTTCTTCTAAAAGTTCTAATGCTCTATCATACCAATAATTCCTTGTTTTATATGAACTAAACCACAATATTACTTCTTTATTTTTCATAATTCTGTATCCTTTCTACAGCTATATCATAATAGTATTTATCTATTTCAAAACCTATAAACCTTCTATTTAGCTCTGCACAAGCGATAGCGGTTGTACCTCCCCCTAAAAATGGGTCTAAGATTATGTCATTTTCGTTGCTACTATTTTCGATAAGAATCTTCATTAGCCCTACTGGCTTTTCTGTTGGGTGCAATTTATTGCCTTTAATGTTAGGTATATTCAATATGTTTTTAGTTCCCATATTTTTTATATTCTTTGCTTTTCCCTTCCTCAACATTAAAATCATTTCATAAGAATTAAGATAATATTTATTAGGTGTTGAGTTACCTTTATTCCAAATTATTATTTGTTGAAATTTAAAGCCAACTTTTTCTCCTTCTTGTTGCAATTCTTTTAAATTTCTAGCATTTATCATAATATAACAATGAGAGTCTTGCTTTAGAACTCTATAAACTTGAGGCAACCAATCTTTAAACTCAATATCATTGAACTTAAATAATTTGCCTTCTTTAACATAAGTAGTTTGAGAGCTGTCATTTAGGATACCTGCTAAAGATATATGCTTTGTTTCATTGTTATACCAATTCCCCTTTTTCCCTCTATATACATTTCTACGATTTAAAATTCCTTTAGGCTCATCTTTTCTTGGAATGTTAGTGCATCCTCCTGATACAATATGGTAAGGACAGTCTGTAACAATTAAGTCTATACATTCATCTGGGAATTTCTTCATCCCTTCTATGCAATCTTCGTTATATATAACATTAGTTTCCATTCGTTATCTCCTTTTTTTTTGACTTGGAACATATATTCCTAATCTCTGTGACATTACCCACGCCCAACCTGGTTTATAACCTTTCATTTTAGCAAATTCTGATAACTCTGCCCAAGTATGACATTCTTTTACGTCCGTATAATCTTGTACTTTTTCCGCTACTTTATTCAAGTATAACTGTTTTTTTATAGCTTCTTGTTCTTCTATTTTTCTTAATTTTATTTCTTTGAAATTTTCTATTTCTTGCCTAACCACTTCATATTCTGCACCACAGTAAGGGCATACAGGAGCTGTTTCAAAAGTCATAAAACAATTTTTGCATACTCTAATTTTTAATGTACCATCATCATTTTCATTATCGTATTCTTTTACCTTTTCTTTCAATGACCATTGACGTGCCATAGTTGGGAAGCCAAAGTTTTGTACATTGTTTACAAAATCAATTATTTTTGCTGGTGTATCGTCTACATAATTCAGAACCCTATTTGTCTGTTGAATGAATAAAGGTAAACTGCAAGTTTTTCTTAATAGCAAGCATACTCTAGCATTAGGTAGTGTTATTCCTTCACTGATTAAATTGCAATTACATAATATTTTAAAGCCACCAGCTTTAAACTCATCCATAACCTCTTCTCGTTCTTTTTCTGGAGTCTTGCTATCAATTTCTTTAGCTGATATTCCTGCTGAGTTAAACGATTCGCATACTTGTTTTGCGTGATTTATATTTACACAATAAGCCAATGCTTGTTCATTCCCAGCCAATAACTTATAGTATTGTATAACATCTCCATATATCCTTTTAGAGGACATAACATCTCCTAACTCACCATTATTATAATCTCCTCCAGTTTTATTTACTTTAGAGAAGTCTATATGTAAGTCTGGAGCATAATATTCATATGTGCTAATCTGTTTTCTTTTTATTAATTCCTCCGCACTTATTCCTATTATCATTTTTGTAGCTAAATTTAAAGGTTTTCCATCTAGTCTACTAGGTGAACCAGTAAAAAGTATTCTCCTACAATTATAATATTCACAGACTTTCTGATAACTACTAGCACCACTTAAATGTGCTTCGTCTATTATTATCAAGTCTACTCTTCCGTGTTCTCCTAAATGCCTTACCTCTGTAAAAACAGATTCAATTCTTGTCAAATCGTTTGTAAGGTTTAATTCTTCAAATAAGTCTTTATGCTGTCTTATAAGAGAATTTCTATGTGCTAATATTAAACAATGGTTTCCTTTAGTGTTCGTGTCTTTTGCAATTTTTGCGAATAAATAGCTTTTCCCTGCACTTATCGACACGGAAGCACAGAACAAACTCCTCTATGTCCTTCACGAAAAGCTTGCTTTATTTTATCATACATATCTTGTTGATAATCTCTTAACTGTAATTCCATATATTAGCACCACCACCTTTTTTTAATTTTCTAAATCTTTTCTAATTAAATCTCTTATATAATCACTTAATGACTGGTCTAAATTAGATACTTTATTTGTAATTTGTTGCTTCATTTTAGACGAAACATTAAATATTATCTGTGTATCATATTTTTTTACTGTATTTGGCATAATATTTACTCCTTCCCTATTAATAATATATAAGTATTATATAACTAACATATAAAAAAGTCAATAGAGTTCTATCGTTAAAAATAGAGTTCTATTTTTTTAAAATAGAACTCTATCGCTACAAAAATTAAAATGATATATATAATATAACACACTTTAAAAATTTAGTCAATATTAATTAAATAATTTATTCCAAGTCTTTGGACCAACTATTCCATCTACTGATAAACCATTATCTTTCTGAAAGGTTTTTACTGCATTAAATGTAGCAACACCAAATATTCCATCTGCACCATATGAACCACAAGAATATCCTAAGCTAATAAGTTTATTCTGAACTTTCGATACATTATCACTTTGTTGTCCTTTCATTACTAAATATCCAGGATATGTAGATACTGGCTTTTTAAAATCACTATTTAACACACTCCAAGTATCGTTTCCTATTTCACCATCTACTGATATTCCTGCATCTGACTGTAACTGCTTTACTGCACTTTCAGTTTCGCTTCCGAAATCTCCATCGCAGCCATACTTTGGTAGACTATAACCTTTGGCTACAAGCTTTTCTTGTGCTTCTTTAACAAGGCTTCCTTTAGCACCTTTTTTTATTAAAGAGTATGTTACCGTTGAAATTACAACTTCCTCATCTTCTGAACTATTTTCTTCATATTTAGGTTGTGCGTAACCATATATTTGCCAGCTGTCTAAATCATAAACAAATCTTTGAACCTTATCACTTCTATTTCCTTCTATAGTATGAACTTTTCCGTCTTTTACTTCTTCTACAATTCCAACGTGGTCTGGAGTAGTATTTGACTTATTCCATATAAAAAATATTATATCTCCAATTTTAGGAGTTATATGTTCCCTTGTTGCAACTCCTTGACTGCTAAACCAATTAAAACCAGTTGTGCAACTAGCAAACTTTTTTATAATATTCTGTGATATTCCTACTTCATTTGCACAATAACTAACAAACATTGCACACCAAGGTTGATGTGGTAACCCATACCAATCTCCAAATTTTGTATCATTATTGGTTCCTTCAGTATAGCCTAAATATTCTTTTGCTTTACTAACTAATTTTTCTCTCATAACTATTTATCTCCTTTCACTTCTTCTGTTTTATTGTAACTTGCACTTGATATTCCTAGTATTACTCCTAGAAAAGTATCTACAGCGGTTACAGTTCCAACAACTGCTTCTGCATAAGGGAAATTCCATATTCCTGCAAGAGCAAAATATAGAGTTCCTAATGCTGGTAGAAGTATTTGTGCTACCCATTTAAGCACGTCATACACTTTATTTGATAATTTCATATAAATCTCCTCCTTTTTTTATTTATTATATCATATTTAAAAATAAAATACTAGAGTATTGGAGGTAAGTAGCAGTACTGCCCTGCTTTCTCTTTGATTTGCAGTCAAAGCGACTTCTTTTGCCCAACTTACCATATTATTTATTGTCTGTTAGAAGTCTTATTATTTCATCGTTTTGCTCAACTATTTTCTTTAAATATATATTAGTCTGTCTTTGCAATTCTTTATTTTGCCCCTCTAAAATGCGGTCTTGCAAATTAAGATGTTTCATTATCGAGTCATTGTCTGTTTGTTTTACATTAAGAATAAAATCTAATATCTGTAAATAATTTGCCATTATACTTAACATAAAGTAGTTCTCGTTATATTCTTCATTCATTATTTCTCCTTTAATTTTAATATAGTGGTAATATTATTTTATTACCACTATATGTGCTATTCAATTTTCCAAGCATCCCAAATAGTTCTATTTGAGCTGTCAAACGTATCATAATTTATACCGTCAACTAAAGACGTTATATGCGAAGGCATTGTAATTGCATAGGTACCATAGGGATGATTTTTAATAAAATCTCCTACAGTATATTCTGTAATAGGAACTCTATCGTAAAAACTATCCAAGTATTGTTCTACCGCTTCAACACTGCTTATCATTAAACCTCTTTTCCTTGCAAAATTGCTCAACTTTTTGTAAGCATCACTCCACGAAATTCGCTCAACCGTAGAAACACACCTTATTGAGCAATCCTCAATATTTGCACTATTTGGGTTCTTGTTAAGATATTTGAAACTCATTACATTTCACTCATTTTCTTTGTATATTTTCTTATAAGGTCCATTTCTTCTTCTGAACTTGCATCTTTTTTTAGCATTTCAATAAATTCAGTTGCACTTTTTAGCATATTATCAAGACTCTTCATAGTACCATCTTCTGCTCCATAGTTCCCACGAGCCATATCTTCTAAGCATTCCAAATATTCTCTGTAATACTCAACCATTTCATCTAGCATTTCTTCGCCTCTATAATTTCCTCTGCTCATATATCTGCCACGACCATCTCTACTTCTAGCTCCATAGCCACCTCTGTAATCTGGTCCATAGTCATTATATCTTCCATCATTTCTGTATCTAGTTCTCATATAGTCCTCCTTTTCTTGCCAATATTCCTCATTGGCTACATCTTTATGTATATCAATAAGGTCTCCTAGCATTTTTAAATTATTTTCACTTATTCCATCTTCCAATATTTTTGAAATATGGTCTTTTATTTGTTTTTTTAATTCATCCTCCATAATAGATTCCTCCTTATCTTATTAAGAAATTCTACTAATAGAAATATTTGCATTAGCAACAATTGGTATTTGAGTTGTTATTGGAGTAGTTGGTGCAGTTGGTGTTGGAACTGCTGGGACAGAAGCTACCGTTAAACTTGCATCTCCTCTGCAACATATTCTCACTTTCTTGTTGAACCCAACATTAGCATAATCACCTGCTGCTGCTAATGTTTCTGCTACTGTAGTTCCTGGTGTTACTTGTCCGTCATTTAACAATGCAAGAGCTACTACCCCTGCTGTTGCAGAACTTACATTTGCATTAAATGTTATTTCATATAGTCCACCTTCTAGTATTTTATATACTGGAGAACCTTCTGTGTGTTGGAGCCATCCGCAACAAGTGCTACTGCGTGTTCTTAAACAGTCAGTAGTAAATTTAATACTATCTGTATTACTTGCCAATGCTGTTGGTGTTTCTAAATATGATTGTATCATAATATCATTTCCTTTCTTTATAAAAAAATTGGAGTAAAGGCTCGCTTTACTCCCTATGTCGCAAGTCCTTAAATAAGGTTATCTGTATTCAGATTTTTGCTTTCCAATATTCAATTAATAATTTGAACAACTTCCGCATCCTGTATTGTAACCACAAGAGCCATAAACTTGTCCTGTATATGGATTGCAAGTTAAATATGCAGGTGTTGGTGTTGGTCTTAATTCATTTACTAAGTAAGCATTCTGAGCTTGTTGGCTAGCTGCTAATCTTAATGAATTAATCTCATTTTGTTGTGCTGTAATTTGTGCATTTTTATCTTCAATTCTATTTGCAACTATTTCATCGTGTAGACTTCTATATGTACTGTTTATAGCATCTATAGTATCTCTTGTGTTATTGCACATAGAACTTTGAAGAGCATTGAACCCAGTAGTTAAGTTATTATTTATAGCACAAGTATTTGTTGCCATATTATAATTTACATCCGCTATGGATGCATTGGTTTTACAACAGCAGTCAGCTAATTGTGAACTTAAATTCTGTGTTGCTAATCTGCTTTCATAACCATTTTGTGTAATAGCATTAGTTACATTCCCAAATTGATTACATAGACTTGTATTTAAGTTTCCAAAAGCTGTGTTTACAGCATAGAAACCATCACATAGTCCTGCATAAACTGCATTTACTCTGTCTCCAGTTCTATCAAATCCATTGTCTAGTTGCCTTTCGACAGTAGCGAAGTCAGATGCTAAAGTGTAATTTGGAGCAGCACCTGCTGAGTTTTGCCCCATTAAATAAGGTAGTACAGAACTCATACCAGATTCACCTCCATTATTTCCATTTCCAAATCCATTTCTTCCCCAGCCCATAAAAGCAAAGATTAAGAAAATAATAACCCCATTATGTTATCATATAAGTTTTTTATCTTATATTTCTATAACTTACTTATTTGTTATAGTTCAGCATATCTTTTCAACTATTGACATTTTTCCAAGTTTTATTTTGAATAACATCTTGTATTGTACATCTTGATACATTAAATATTCTCGCTAATGCACTTATAGAAAATTCTTTAGAATATTTTCTAATAAAAATTACTTTTTCATTATTTAATTTTGCATAAGGACATTTTTCTCCAAATAAATGTAATCCTTTTTTAACTGCGTGATTTCTATTTTCTTGATTAGTAACCCATTCTAAATTATCAACACAATTATTTAATTTATTTCCATCTTTGTGATTTACCTGTGGCTTATTTTCTGGATTAGGTATATATTTTTCTGCCACAAGTTTATGTATAAATAATTTTTTTTTATTTATTTGTACTCTTAAATATCCTTTTGTATTTGGATATGGTTTTCTAATATGTCCATTATGCTTATTTATTATTATTCCTTCTCTAGTAATTTCATAATCTTCAATAGTATAAAATTTTCCTTTCTTCATATTATTATCCTCCTTTGTTATATTATATTAGTTGGATAATAATATATCAATAGTTGTCGAGGTCTCGTGGATAGATTATATCTTTTCACTATCTATGCGTTGCCCCTGACTATACTCTGTATAGCCTTCGGTTCGGATTAGCATTTCAGCCTTCCCGCTTAATTCCTCGATTTATCCTTGGCAAGTTATTTTTACCAAGAGCCATTTCCATCTCCAAAAGCGTCATTGCTTCTGTTTCCATTGTTTCCTGTAGCTGCTGCTATGTCTGCTAAAGAATAGCCACCATCACTATAATTCATATGATGTTCCTCCTTCTTTTTAATATATTTATGTTAATATTGCAATATTACTTTTTTACTTGAGACATAAATTCTGAAAATTCCTTATCAAAATCTCTGCCCTGTTCTTTAAATAAATTTCTAGCAAATGTTTCTATTCCTTGTTCATTTCCACTATTAGCCATATTCATTAAATTGTTTAACATTGGGTTAGAATTATTTTTTAACATTGAGCTTACGATATTTTGTGGTGTAAAACCTTTTCTTATAAAACCACTAAGTGCTTGCATAGGGTTCATAGAATACATCTCCTATCTATTTCTTTAAATTCTTCAAGCTTTTATTTATATTATCTATATCTTCTTGTAAATTTTCTACTTTTCTTTTTATTCCAGTAATTTCAGAATCGAAATCTGGAGTTTCTATATTCTTTAATTCTTTTTCAAATCTTTCTACTGTTACATAATTGTCAGGAGTAGGTGTTTCAGTATTATCAGTTTGCTTATAAACTATTGTTTTACTTGTTCCATCTGGTTGTAACTGTTTAGTTACTATTGCAGAGCCATCTGTTATTGGAAAATAACTTATCGAACCATCTAATGGAATATCCATAGCTTTCACTACATCAATACTATCTACTGATTTTCCTTGTAAACTTTGCATCGTTTTGAAAGTTTGTGTCTGCTCTTGTGGTCTTTGATATTGTGTTGGGTTCTGTGGTTGTGGTTGTGAATAATAATTACCATAATTATTTGCTTGTGGTGGTTGTTGCATACCTCCATTACCATAAGTAGGGTTGTAAGTAACTCCATATCCTTGATTAAAATTATTTCCATAATAAGGGTTGAACATAAAACTATTTCCTCCTATAAATAAAATAAAAGACAAGATATTTTTGGTATCTTGCCTATTTAGAAAGTAACTACAATAGGCTGGTAATTACTTTCTGTTATTATTATAATTAAATATTATTTATAGTTCTAGTCAGACTATGTTAAAAAGATAAAAAAATATAGGAAATATTATTTCCTATATTCCACAATATATTCTTATACTAAAAGCTATTTTATCTAATTTCTCCGCTAATCTAGGAGTTTCAATATCTAGTCTTTCAGATATTTCTGTAAATCCCATATGTTCTTTAAATCTATATTTATAAATTAAGAACAATAAACTATCATTGCTCTTTAATTTCTTTTCAAACTCTAATAAATCATCACTCATAGGATTGTATTTTATATATTCGTCTATATCCGCATACTTACTTTCTTTGCCTTTCCACATAAACATATCTCCTATATCTGCTCGACCTGTAGAAATAAAACCAGTAAATATGGTCATTATTATAATCGCTGGTAACTCCAATGTTGTTAGTGAATATAAACTTAAAAATACAAGTGACGACCACAACGCACATCTGTAAGCCTTATTGTAATGTTTTGGTGAGCCTATTACCATTCTCGTCAAAAAGAATGTCACCATAAACATTATTCTTTCATTCATTGGAACTTTAAATATATTTCCTAAGAAAAATATTATAATAGTCTCAATAATGTTGAACAATAAGACTCTAATAAAATTAAATACCTTCGTCTTATCCATTATTTACTCCTTGACTATTCTCCATCTTCTGGGCTAAAGAACCAAAACCAACTATCGCCTGGAAACATTATACTCACCTCTTCTCTATAAAGGCTAATGCTATAATCATTCCTATGTTTATAAAATAAAACATAAGGTTAAAGACAATTACACTAATATTTCTTAAAGTCAAACTTTTAATTTTCGGTTTTTTATCATCAGGATTTCTATTCCAATATTTAATTGTGCTAAAGTAAATAGTTTTTATTTTATCTTTTAATAAATATAATATTAAAAATAGCAATACCCTATTTACTATTAACATAATGTAATATAAGTTAGGTTTAGAGAATAAAACTACTCCACATATAAAACTTACTGTAATAAGAATTATTGAACTTACTGCGAATAAGAATATATCTGTTACCTGTGCCTTATCTTTATATAAAACCTTTAAGTTTATAAATGTCATAAACGTATAGCTTAATTGAAACCATATATTATATTTTATGAAATGTTTTAACATAAGATATTCTGCAACCATAATAGCTGTAAATAATAATCTTTTATTCTTAATTCCTTTACCTTCTATCATAAATAAAGCAAAATATATAGCTTCTAACACTTGTTCTAATATAACCAATAAAAAATTATTCATATATTTATTTCTTTCATATATTATTTATATAATATATATCATATTTATAAATAAAATGCAATACTTTTTATTTTTTTTCATTATGAGATTTTTTTATTTGTTGTACAACATCAGTTACAAAACTATTACCGTGTAGCTCATTTTTATATTTATCATATATTTTCAAAACATATTCGTATTCGTGTTCTGTTAAAGGAATATTATTATCTATACTTTTCTTGTATTGAAGTATAGTTTCTCTTATCCTATCTTTTTCATTTTCATTAACTTTCATATCTAAAATATCCATTTTAGTATCAATATCTTCTACTTTAGTAGATAAATCACCTACTAAAAATTTTTTTATCATACTTAATGGGTTTATCTTTATTGGACTTTTCTCTATTACTATAGAAATTCCAAATGTTCCTAGAATTGCAACTATTGTGCCTATTATAGATTCCAAGTTACATCCCTCTTCCTTTTCTTCAATTTTATAGGTTAGATTTCACGAGCAGTATAAAATCTAACCTATTTCTTTCTATATATTAATTATAACAAATGCTTTTATTCTTTGCAATTATTTTTTTATATTAAATTTATCTTTTAGTGTTTTTTCTATTTTCTTCGTTAAATAGTCTGCATCAGTTTGACTCTTTATGTTTGCTTCAACCTTTACTAAATCGCCTTTTACTTCTATAGTAGGTCCATTTGTTATATTTGTAGTATTCTTTCCTGATGAAATATCATCAAAATATTTCATCATTTTTTCCATACTGTTAGCCCATTCTGTCTTTAATACTACTTCTCCTGGTTTTAGTAATGCAAAGCCTTCTTCTGTTCCACCTACCTTACCGCCTTGATGGAATTTAGGTATTTGCAAAGTCTTACCTGCATATATCTTGTTTTTGTTTGTTACATAAGGATTTGCCGCCATAATTTTATCTATTGTTGTACCATATTTCTTAGCTATGCTTGTCATCGTATCTCCCCATTGTATGATATATGTTTCATACTCTGGTTCTTTAGTCGTTGATGCTTGGGTGTTACTTGTCGTAGTGGTAGTCTTTGTTGTACTCTCTGCATTAGATTTATTCAAATCTGCTAGTTCAGATTTTATAGGAGTTACAAAATTCTTCATATATTGGTCATAAAGTGCTTTAGATTGCATTTCAGAGCCTTCATAAATTATCTCACCTGTTTCTGCAAACATTTTTACTTTTTCGTCATAAGCTGCTTGCCAAGCTGCAATTTGTTTCTCTTGCTCGTCCTCTATTGCTTGTATTTGTGCATCCCTTTCATCTTCTATGGCTTGCTTTTGGTCCTCAATAGACCAGTCCTCTAATGTCTGATTCCATTCTTCGTCTAATTCAGCTAAGTTTTTCCTAGCCTCTAATAAATTTTCCTGTGCTTCTCGCCCAGTTCTTTGTTCCCAATAAGAAATATCGTCTAGGTATTCTTGCCTTTTCTTTTCGTACTCTTCCTTGCTTCTTATCCTATCATTTTCATCTTCGACTTTCTCTAATGCTGCAATTCTTGCATCTGCTTCTTCTTCAATAAGGTCTATCTTTTCATCATTTGCGTCTTTTAACGCATCTATTTCATCATCGAGTTTGTCTTTTAAATAGTCGAAATAGTCAACTTGCAAATCTTCTATTTCTTCCATATAATCTTGCTCTAACTCAAGTTTGTCCTCTTCATTCATCCAAGTAGCGTCTTTTACTGCTTGTAAATATTCCTCATATCTTTTTATTCTTTGTTGAATTATATACAAATAATCATCATTAGATAATAAGCCTAAATCTTTTTGCTTATCTACCCATCTCTTTTCAAGACGTTCTTTTTCTTTTACATATTCTTTGAATGCTGACAACCTATTTTTATAAGCTTCCTCTTCTGCCTTCTCCTCATCTGATTTTGAAGAAGAACTACTTGTGCTTCCTGTGTTTCCTGTTTTTCCTGTTTTTCCTGTATCAACTGGGTCATCTTTAGGTGTTGTAGTTTTTCCTGTACTCCCTCCGCCTTTATATACTGGAGTAGCTATATCAATCAATGATTTATATGTATTATTTGAAGCAGTATAATCTTTATAATCTGCTGCCCATTGTTTTAATGCTGCTCCTAAGGCAGCTGGAGAACTTCCTTCTCCTGCACCACCCTCTATTTTAAATTTTAGTCCTACAGGAACTGGAACTGTCCCGAAAGGTCCCAAATCTTTATCTTCTGTTTTAAATCCGTCCAAACTGCCAGTAACATTGTAGTCAAAGTGCTCAATTGTTTCCCCAATTGTAGTCATTAAATCGCCAGTCGCTGTAGCCATCTTGTTTGAAGCTTCTTGTGATTGCCTAGAAGCCTCATTTAGAGCTGCGTTTAATGAGCCATTATTTTTCTGTAACATTTCTAATACGTATTCATCAGCATATGAAGCTTCCGTTGCAGTTTGTCCTAAAGCAGTAACAGCAGAGTTTACTATAGCTTGATAAGCTTCTTCGTTTGATGTTTTCATTTGTGCCAAACTTGCTGCAAAACTAGTCGCTAAGTTCTGATAAGCTTCTGTTTGAACTGCCTCTGCATTAAAAGCTGCGTTTCCAAACTCATCAACGTTTTTCTTTAGATATGCATAATTATCTTGCAATAAGCCAATTATACCATTAAAAGATTCCATATCATCTTGTAAATCTTGAATAGAATTTGCGTATTCATCAACTGCACCAGATGCGTCTACCCAGCCTTGTTCTTGGTCATAAGTCAAATTATGTATTTTGGCATAAACATCTATGGTCGTTTGAGCTGCTTCTTCTTGTCCTGTAAAATAGTCTTTATAACTAATTTCACCTTCCGCATATGCATTTGTTAAATCTGTTAATGATTGTGCAATATAACTACTGGTTTCTGCAATGATAGCTTCCATACCTTCTATTTCTTGTTGTTCCTCTTCACTTAAACCACTAATATCAAAATTATCGATTTTATTTTGCAATTCATCAATTTGAGACTTATATCCATCCATCTTAGACTGAATTGTGTCTGCACTTTCAGTAAAAGAATAAGTTGTTTCTCTTTGTCCATCAACTATTTTATCTTGAGTCTCGGTAACTGATTCCCAATAGTCAGATTGCTCTTTTTTAAGTTTTGAAATCTGGTCCTTATATTCAGAAAAGTATCCAGTCATTTTAGTCACATCAATGCTTTTTATCTTCTCTTGCAATGAGTTATAATACTTAGTAGAATCTATAGTTCCTTCTGTATATTGTTTGTTTAATGACTGTAATTCACTAACCATTTTAGAAACATTTTCATTTTTCCCATAAGTTTCATTTATTTTAGACAATGCTGTTTCATATTCATAAACACTTCCACTCGATGCTGATAGTTCTCCTAAGGCATCTTTATAATTTTGTGCGGCTGTAGTTGCATTATCTTGTTGTTCTTTAAGTTCTTCTAATGCAGTTGTTACTTCATCATATGTATCTTTAACATCTTTCCCATTATCCATTGCTTGTTTTAAGGCTTGTTGCCATTTTGTTAATGACTCTGCTTGCTCTTCAAACGACATATTGCTTAATACCTGATTTATATCTTGGACAGTCTGTCCTGCGGTAAGGCTATCAGTATCTATTCCTGCTTTCTTCAAATCAGATACTCTTCTATTTCCAAATTGGTCAGATAACGCTGTAAAACCACTCTTGTATTTTAATTTAGTTCCAACACGACCGTTCATTTGCTGCATCAGCAGCTTCTTCTAGTTCTTGCACTTGTTCTTTTTGTTTTTCGTATTCTACAGCTTTAATTTTAGCTAACTGTTCATCATATGCCTTATTTACCTCTTGTACTGTTTCTTTTTGGTCATTTATTGTCGTGTTTACTAGGTCTACTTGAACGCCGCTTTCTTTAATTGCATCATTTATTTTAACTTGCAATTCATATAATTTTTCTATATCTTCTGTACTAAATTTTTCTTTTTTTGTAAATTCCTCATATTCTTTGCGTAATTCTTCCAAACTATCTCTTTCTGTTTTTATTTCACTTGCATTATCTTCGTGAGTTTGTTGCATTTCTTTTGCTTTTTTGATAGCATTTTCTTGTGCATTAATATAATTGGATATAAGACCTATCAATGCACTTATAGCTACTGACAAACCTACTGATAATGCTGCTTGTAGTGCCGCTGTTGCCACAGCGAGAGCAGTCGTTTTTATTGTCGTAGCAGCCGTTTGTACAGCATATTGCTTTAAACTTAATGTGCCTTCTGTTGTATTGTCAATATAATTTGTTAAAGATTTATTACTACTTGCTAATATAGCATTATATTTTTTTTGTTGTTTAGTAGTCATTTCTATATTGCTAGGTAATTGACCGCCTAATAAATTATTAACTTGTTTTATATTTGAAGCTGCTGAAATAATATTTTTTACAACTGAGTTAGTAGTTTTATTAAAAGATGTAAAAGCTAATGAAACTACTCCTACAGCAGCAGGTAATTCTCCGTATTTGTTAATTAATTTTGTTATATTAGTTACAGTGTCTTTTCCGAAACTTAGCATATCCCTAAACATTTCTTCTAATCCATTGTCCCAAATCGCAGTTTTTAACTTTAGAAGTTCATTGTTAAATTGTTCTTGTGCAGCAGTAGCTGTAGCCATATACTTAGAATTTTCATTTATAGAATAACCAGTAGCTGTTAAAGAATCTTGCAATGCAGTAGCATAGGTACTTGTTTCTCCACTCATCTCACTTAACATAGATGCACCAATGTTTCTTCTAAATACAGTAAATATACTTAATAATTCTTGCATTTCTGTAGAGTTTTCTTTGCCTGCATCTTTCAATGCTTGCATTTTATCAGCCATTTCTTCAAATATATCCATTATGTCTTTAAATTCTGTCTTGGTTTCATCTGTATAAAAATCTAATCCTAAACTCTCTGCTATACTTAATCTCTTTGAGTCTTTTAACTGTTGAATAATGTTTCCTAAAGCGTTACCGATTTCTTTACCACCTCTTTGAGATGCTTTTTCAGTAGCGACTATAGTAGCAAGAGTTTCATCAATACTTGCACCAGCTAGGTTAAATGCACTCGATGTTTTCTTCAAGGCATCTAGTAAATCAGCCGATGTAGTAGGATATTTATCGCCTAATTTGTTTACCTTATCTATGATTTCTGCATATTTATCTGCTTGCTCCATAGCACTTCCTGTGGTTAAACCCCACTGTTCCATTATAGCAACCATATCGTCTGTTGCTTCTGTTGCGTCAAGTTCAGCTGTGTTCAACGCTAATAACGTTTTTTCAGTTAAAGCCAAAGATTCTTGAGAATCAAATCCTGCTTGTGCTAGCCTCAATGTAATATCAGCAACATTGTTAAATGAATTTCCATATTCTGTTGCTAAATTCAATAATTTATCTCTATAATTATCTAGGTTTAATCCATCCTCATTCATTACTCTGTCAATAGAAACCATTTGATTTTCCATTTCAACCATTTCATCAACTACTTCTGGAATAACAGATTTTAATTCGTTAAAACCTTGATAAATTAAGTATGTCTGAGCATAACTTGATATTTTATCATACATAGTCAGAGATGATTGTAATACACTATTATTATTAGCAATAATCTGATTTGCTGCTCTACTGCTAGACCTCTTTTGTTGTTCTTCTGTTGTTATTGCTGCCTTCTTCTCGTATTCGCTAACTCTTATTGCTGATTTTTGTCTTTCAACTTCAATTTTTTGCAAGTTTGTTTTATTAAGAGTAACTACTTCATTTAGATTAGTTTTAACTGCCTTAGTATCAACAATATTTGTTCCAATAGCATTTTGCAAGTTGGAGCTTATTGTATTAGTTAGCGTTTGACTTGTTTCAGCTATTTTTTGTAACTTATCATTTATTTCATCTAATTTACTTGTGTTAACAGTAAAGTCCAAATTTGCAATAATTTTATCATTATCAGGCATTTATCTTCCTCCTTTACATTGAGAATGCTTGGTTCATACTTGCAACTAACCCTAATAACTCTTCCTTGCTCTCAAATTTTTCTCCTTCTTTTTTATCTTTACTACCGCCTATATAAGGAATAACAATTCCAAACGACATAGGGTCATTTATTGCATTCATATAAGCATTAAATTCTGGATAACTCAAATCAAGGATTTCTTCGTGTGCAAATCCTCTGTTTTTCAACATACTAAAAATCAACCCCCAATTTGTTGGTTCTTTTTCAGAACTTTCGGAATCTTCGCCGTCATCCTCACGAGATTCCAATTTTAGTCCGATATTTCAGTCCAGACATATAAGAACTTGCCTATATCTTTAAATGACCAATTATGCTCTTCTAATAGTTCCTCAGTCATAGGTATCTTTTGCTCATTCGATATATAATAAACATATTTATTTATAATATATAGAAATGTAGCTTTTCTCTTAGGGGTTGTTATATTTAGTCCGAATAATTGCCACGTTAAACTTTCTGAACCTTCTGCATCTAACTTTTTCTTATCTACTATTATTAAATTTTCATCTGTGTTTGTATCTCCCAATACATAATGCATATCCCTAATATTTATTGGTAGAATTAAATAATCTCTACCTGCAATTTTTACATTTTTTCCTACCCCTGTCATTGTTTCCAATGACACTCTTTTAACTTCTTCTTTATTTTCTTTAGACATAATACTTTTTCTCCTTTATCTTTTATCTTTTATCTTTTATCTTTTATCTTTTATTTTAAAATAGGCAGACATTTAATAATGCCTGCCATAAACTTCTTGCTTTTATGTAAATTAAGCTGTTTTGAACTTCAATGTGTATGGTTGCTCTCCTGGTAATGGTGCATACATAGTGAATGTAAGTGTCTTTGTAGAACTTGGGTCTTTTTGTAATGCATCTACCATATCTCCTGATACAGAAGCTTGAGAGATTATAACATTTACTGGAATATCATCTGTATCTTTTAATGTAGAGTAATCTGTAGCAATTTCTATTCTGTGATACTTCATTGCTTTTTTTCCTTGTGAATAAGAAGTTGTTGTAGCTTTAGCTTCCATAGATATTGTTACGTTTTTACCTGCATCTGCTGCTGCAAATGTTATTGTTGTACTATCTGTTGCTGCTTTTATTGAAAATTCTCCAGTTGTTGGAGTTCCAGTTGATACCATCTCATATTCTGTTCCATCTGAACCTGTTATTTTAACAAATCCGTCTGTAACATAAATATCAGGAACTTTAATTGTTCCATCTGAGCCTATTTTTTGTGCATCATATAAGAATAACATTGTATCATCTGTTGTGTCTGTTAATTCTGTTCCAGAACACATTGCCCAAATAGCTGGGTCTACTGTTGTAAATTCTATAGCGACAGTTCCTGTGATAGCTGTTACTCTATCTCCTGCTGGGTAAAAATCATTTCCATCTGCTATATCTGTTTTTGTCTTTGAGTTAGTAATTGTTATTGTGTTAATTTTTGCAGTGTTTCTTATAGCACTAGCTTTGTCTAATGAACCATCAGCTTTTACTGGTGTAAAAAGAACATAACCTGGTCTATTTATAACTAAACCACCATCTGTTTTTAAAATATTTCCTGCCATATTTTAAATCCTCCCTTTTAAATTTTATATAGAGTTGCAAAGAAACTAAATCTTATGCCTACTCTCTCATAATTATTTACCATTGCAACTTGCGATGTAATTCCCTCACATCTCAAGTTTCTTATCGTTTGTTTTCCCTCTGCCGTTTTAACTACTAGATTTTTTCCAGAAAATTCATCTGAGATTAAATCAAATAGTCTAAATATATTTTTCATATTTGTATTATCATAATAAACATTAATATCTACTTGTGGATTTCCAAAGACGTCATTGTTTAATTTTATGCTTTGAGTTAAAGCTATATTTAAACGGATTTTACCAAAATCTGAATAAGTAAAATTATCAAAAATAACTGGTGCAAATTTTTTCCCTAATTCTGTAGGTTCTTGTGCTGACTTAACAATAACTTTATCAATAGCTTTTTTTCGCTTTTGCTTTATAATATCATCAGCATCAGTATCTAAGACGGTTGGTAAATTCATTATGTTCATAATTTCATTATTTCTTGAAAGTTTATCAACAAATGCTTCCAATGTTTCATTACTTCTTAATGCCATTTTACCTTCCTCCCTATTTTGTTTCTATTAGAAAATCTGCAAAGTTTACTTTCTGTACCGTCCTACTATATGCTTGTGGTAACCATTGGTTATATAGCCATTCTTCTGCTATATCTAATGCTTTGGATGGAGCTACTGCTTCTATAAGTTCTCCACTACTTGTATGGTGTCCTTCTAATGGGTCACCTGCCAACTTGCCTTGAGAATAATGTTCATTTCCAAATATATCGGTATAATGTCCTTCTTTTCTACCTACAATTTCTTTACCTTTCCTTTGGTCATTCCAATAATCACCCGCTTTGTATTCTGCTAACCAAGGGTTATCATCTGACATAAGGCTACCAGTTCCATAAGTATCTGCTAAAGTATAAGCATTAGCTTTTAAATATGCTAGTATTGATTTGCCCTCTTTCATTATCTGATGAGATACTGTTGCATTACTTTTAAATTTATCACTACGCAAATTCTTTTTAACTTCTTCTTCCCATTGATTTAATGCTGTTTCTAATTCTATCTGTAATACACTTAATATCTCTTTTTTTAATTTCTCTGTATCAAACTTTAGTCCCATACTATTCACCAGTCCTTGCATCATAAGAACCATATAACTTAGTTACACCTGGAATACTGAACTCATCAACACTTTCAACCTTTATTTTTCTGTCTAAATCGCCTGCTAGGTTGGAAACCATTAATCTGTCGCCATTGTGAATATCATATAAAACATTTTCAGAATCTCTTTTAGGTATCTGAATACTTATTATTGTATTATCTTCAATACCTGCACCAAAATTCTTTTCATCTTTACTCTCTGTTGTTATAAATGATATTATGTCCTTATAAACATCTGAATATTTATCTTCTTCTGTCTCTTCGTCATACTCATTTCTCATAACAGTAATAAAACAATTTTGTTTTATAGCATTTATATTTCTAGTATTTATTTGAAATTCAAATTTATTTACAGACTGTAATATAAATAATTCACTTGGTTGTACTTCTCTGTATAAAATCTGTCCTGGTTGTATAAGTTCTATATCATCAGAAGTAAGTAAACCATCTATAGTAGCATCTCTCATAGCAATATCATAAGTTGACCTTGTACTAGGTTTTAAACTAACATAACCTACTTTTTCTCCACTTTCTGTTTTTACAAATACTTTAAAGCCATTTATTTTTTGATATATGTGAGCATAAGCATCAATCCACATAATGCACATCCTCCTTATATCGTAGTATTAGGGTATGAAGATTCGGAACTTAATTTTGCAAATGTTGCTCCATATTGTACCTCTTCCTCACTTACTTCCTCAATAGCTTCATCTATAATATCGTTACATTTATCCAGCATATCTAATGCAATGGCATCCCAATCTATAGTTTGCATTTCTGTCGTGGTGTTTACATTTTTCATTTGCTTTGGTAGCCTTGAATACATACCTGGACAAAGCATATAACAAACATAATATATATAAGCTATCTTGATAAGACTTTCGTCTAATCCTTCATATTCACTAATCTTTTTATTAATATATTTATTAGCTCTTATTAAAAAATCTGGAGAAGTAACTACATCATCTATTAGTATCTCTTCTGGTACTCCCAAAATAGCTCTAACTCTTTGACTTAGCATATCAATTCTATTTTTATTATAGTCTATCTGCATAGTTCTTCTCCTTTCTTTTCATTAAGCTAATACTAATATAGCAGAAGCTCTTGAGTCTATTTTATTAAATCCTGCATTTTCAGTAATTACAGCTAATTGTGTTTGATTTTCAACTGTTTTACTTACTTCGTTTATCATTGAACCAGCTTCTATTGTTTTTTCAATAGCATAATTCTTAGCTAAACCAATTATTTGATGTTTTCCATCAGAAGTTAGTCCTAAGTCCTCACTATATATAACCTTTAAGTTGCTTAATAGTCCTTGTGGGAACTCAAATTGTACCTTTGGGTTTATAGCATTTGTTAGGTTTTTGTCCATTAATATTGTGCAAATTTGTGTATAAACATCTTTGTCAACTAATAATGTATCATAGTTAAATGGAGCTTGCTCTACTAAGAATGTTACTAAAGTTGTTTCGTCTAGTTTTCCTTCTACAGCTGCTGCATTTAAGTCTGTAGCTTTATAAACTGTAGCTGGGTTTGTATTTCCATCTCCATTTAATACTACGTCTATAACTGCTCCTACTTGGTCATAAGAAGCTTGAACAGATACTAATTCCATTTGTTTTCTGAACATATCTATTGTAGTTCTTCTTAATACTTCGTATGTAGCCTTTACACCAATTCCATATTTATATATTTTAATTGCAACTTCTCCAAGTTTTAATGTTGCAACTGGAATATTAGCACCTTCTGCTATTCTTCTCTTAGATAGAGCTAATTTATTAGCTTTTCCAGCTGGTGTATCAGATAAATCTAATACTACTTGTCTAGCGGAATCTCCTGTTATTGTTCTTGTACTTGCAACAATATCATTGATTATAGAAGGCATACCAGAAATTTGTCTTAATTGTCTTATAATAAATTCTGGGAATAATGCTCTATTCTCGCTTGTTGTAAAGAAAGCCATCATTGGAGAACTTTCATAACCATATTCTAGGTTCCCTTTTGTAACTATTCCTCTTGAAAGTAATGCAATGTCAAAACCATCTAGTTCTGAATTATGCTCTTTATTAAATTTAGCAATCTTATCAGAATATTTATCATTCAAATATGTTGATAAAGATATTCCATCTGATGCTACACGTTCAAAATCTTCTGCTTGAACATTTATTTTTTCTTCGTTGCTTAATGCAATAAATTTATTCATTTTATTTTTTCTCCCTTCTATTATAGTTTTATTGAAACGAATAAGCTATCTGCTGTTGCAGGTTTTACAACTGCTACTTCGTGTCCAACTGTTGCTAATTCTTGAACTTGTCCTTTATCGTTTACAACTAATGTTGTATATCCTGCTTCTACTGCTTCCTTAGTTGGAACATTGTCTACTCCACCATATATTTGAACTCCAGCATATCCATCCATTTCATAAGTCATTATAATACCAATTAAAGTATCATCTTCTGTTGGTTCTGCATTTCCAAAACCTACTGTTCCGTCTGCGTTTAGTTTAACAGCTAGTTGTTTGCCGTTAATATCTACATTTCCAGTTGTTGCTTCTGTGTAATTAGTTTTTAGATATGTTTGAGTTGCGGCATCTACTGGAAAAGTTGCTGCGACATATCCGATTCCTTCAAAACTTGTTAATTTTGCCATTATATTTTCCTCCTTTTATTAATATAATCCTGTTTTAAAACTATTATAGTTTACTTTTGCATATCCTTCATCAACTTTCGTTTCCATACTGCCTTGTTTAGACACTTTTTCTTTTTTGAACTTCTGAGTTGCTTCTTGTTCCCAAGCTTCACCCATAACTTTTATATCTTTAGTAGACATACTAGCAAATGTTTTTGAAAATACTTCTTTGTTAAAAGCATTGCCCATTGAATGAACTCCACTTTCCAAAGCATTTTTTATCGTCTCATTTCTAGCTTCCAATCCTTCTTTTGCAAGAACTACAAGCTCATCTATATTGGTTGCTATATTGTCAAACTTATTTAATATATTCTCTACAGACATTGTTTCTGTTTCTTCTGTTTCATTTTCAGATTTTTCTTCTTCATTTTCCACAGTTTCTACACTATCTGTGTTTTCAGTAGTTTCTACAGTTTCTTGATTTTCTGTAGTTTCTTCAGTTTCTACATTTTCTACTTCTTCTGTAGCTACTGTTTCTTCCACTGCTTCTTCTGTTTCTGGAGTTACATCAGTTGTATTTTCCTCAAATTCATTGTTTAAGGTCATATCTTCTAATCCTCCTTTCTTATTTAATTGCTTATATAGGAGATTTATGTTATCTCCTGTACTAAAGCCAAATACCAAATCGTCCTTTTCAAGTGACTGTTTGCCATTTAGAACTTTTAGTCCATTTGAATATTTATTTGTTTCTCCACCGCCTGCTGATTGAATAATCGCATTTGGATAAGCTCCATCAAATACTATACTATTTTCCATTAATACATTGTTGCCTGCGTGTAATTCTTTTGGTGGTTTTGCTAGTACTATACACGTTTCAACTTCGTTAGTGTCTTGGTCAACAATATATTTTTGTCCTGGTATATGTTCACAATGTCTATAATCGTATATTGAATTATGACATATTGAACATTCATAAGATTCAGTTGTTGTTCCCCAACCTATACTTGTATCTGCTAAAGTTCCAGTCTCTATTAGTCTTATAATATCGTTTTTGCTATAACCATCTACTTTGCTATCATCTCTCAATATATATTGAGTTGTGTATAGGCTCATAGTCTCACCCTCTTGTGAAGGTCCTCCAATTCTAGCATCAAATACTTTTCCAATAGGAATACTTTGAACACCTAATTGGTTCCAGTTATGATTTATCATTAATGAAACACCTTTTTCAGCATCATCACGCATAATCTGCAACAATTCTGGAGTTATTTTTATATATCTATCTGGAACTATTCTATCTCCTACTGCTAAGGTCTCAAATACAAAGAAATCTTCTTTTTTGTACTTATCTGACTTTATAAATCTTTGCATCTTGCTCCATTGTTCATCTGTAGGTATAAAATCACTCATTATTTGCCACCTACCTTTTTACTTTTAGCTTTAGAGTTTTTCCTTATTTCAGCTTCTTCTACATCAACTTCTTCTACTGTCTGTAAATCCTCTTTAACTTCTTCTTCGTGTTCTTCGTGTTCTTCGTGTTCTTCTAAAACTTCTTTAGGCTCTTCTACAATAGGTTCTTCTACTGCATTTTTCTTTAAATAAGCTTCTTTTTTCTCAACTAAATCGTCAAGCATTGCTTTTGAATATGGTGTTATAGAAGATTCAACAGTTGGTTTTATTATGTATGCCATAGATTTTCCTCCTTACTTTTCATTATTATCTGAGTTGCTCGAATTATCTGAGCTACTATTATCTGAATTATTATTATCTGAATTATTATTATCTGAATTATTATTATCTGAATTATTATTATCACTGTCTGAACTTGAATTGCTATTGTTACTTTCTTTAGTACCTGTAGCTTTATCAACTCCAATGGCTCCTTGTGCTGCTTCATCAGTGCTAATCCATCCTTGTTTTTCAGCTACAACATAATGATTGTCTTTAGAAATTTGTGCTGCCCATTTCTGAGCTTCGCTCTGATATTCTAGTGGGTTATGTGTCAACTTTAATGTGCCTTGATAACCATTTAACTGTAACCATATAGCTCCAACATCTTCTATAAGTCTTTTACTTTTTTGTTGGAAGCTTTTTACCATATCGGTTATTACTTTCATCTGAACAGTTCCCCAGCTTTCAGTAGAGCCACTGTTTCTATTCATTAAAAAGCCTAAAGTTTTACAGCCATTGAGCATTTGTATGTCTATCGATTCTAGCCAAGCTCTCGTATCTATCGAATTGCCTGCTGAATTGTTATTGCTTCTGTCAATAGTTATATCGTCTGTAACCACAATATCTTGAGTAGGTTCTCTGTTTACTGCTACATTGGCTGCTAAATTTACTGCGTTTTCTATTGCAGATTTAACCGCATCTTTATCATTTCTTTGTGAAGCTGGTAGACTATTTATTACCCTTTCTTTATTTATTGTGAATATGTTATAAGGGTAACCTTGCCTTCTTAAAACTGCCGAACTATCTTTTATCGTCTGTAATTTATAATCTACTGCTGGTACAGCTGATTCTAATAAGTAACTTCCTGCTGGGTTGGTTATGTCAGGATTTACTATTACCCAAAATACATTTCCAGTTGTCAAATCTACTTTATTTCCATCTTGGTCTTGATAAGGAATCCACTCATCTACTCCATTTCTTGTTTCCAATTTCCATTCCAATGTTCTAGGGTCTATTATGTAAATTCCACTAAACGTATTCTCTTGTGGACTACTTACAACAGCTTCTACCATCATAACATTATAAAGTAAGCCAGTTTTATGTAAATTATCAATTATTCCATCAAGTCCATCTTCGCCAAGTTTATTCCATTTGCTACATTGTTGGTTAAATAAAAGTTCTGCTTCTGGTATTCTTTTACCATTCAAATCTCTTATTTCAATACTTACTCCTTGCATACATAATCTTTGGAATGCCCAAACCGACTGTGATACATCTGGGTCTTTAGCTGCAATAACTTCTATCTGTTCGCCTACATTTGATTTACTTCTTAGTTCAGTTAGCAAAGAACTTGCTTGATATTCTTGTGTTTCCGTGTCTCCAACTTTGTAACCAACATAAGAAACTTTATTTCCTGTTTTTACTTCTATCATTGGAATATTACTACTTTTAGAGCTTTTTCTTTTGGCAAATTTGCCAAAAATATCTTTTATTCTATTTGCCAAAATCTTTCACCTCTAAATATATTTTAAAATAAATAATACAAAAAGTAAAGTATTTTTGGTATTATTTATTTTAAAAAAAATAAAATAGAGCTTTTTAAAGCTCTATTTTAACATATTCATACACAGACTGACCACAGTCATATACTTCAACAAAACCATTTTTTCTCATAAGCTCTTCATTACTTGTCCCTTTTCCATAATTTTCATTAAATAATTGGTCAAAGCCCCTCTGCCTTAATAAATTGTCAGTTATGTGTCTCTTAGTTTTCATATTATACCAGTGCCTAGTAGGTTTACCGTAATCTTTTAACTTAAATCCTAATTTATTATAAATTGTTCCGTCAAACTTACTGTTATCACAATAAGATATTATAGACTTTGGGTTATATTCCTTTATAAAATAATTAAATATCTTAGATGCTCCGCCGACTACTTCAAATCTTGCATTAGAGCATAGTCTCAACAACTCATACTCATATCTCTTATTATATCTTGGTTTTCCAAAAGAAATAAGTTCAACTAATTCTCCATTATAAACAAGTCCTATATCTATTGACTTAGCTCTATGTGTGCCTTGTAAATGATATTCTCCTAAAAAGTTGTTTCTTTCTTCTCTTGAAATTATTTTTATTTTACATTTCCTAGCATAAACTTTTTCTTTAGGCTTTAATAAAGATATGATTTTGTTAGTGTCATCCCAATCCCATATATGAATACATCTATAACCGTTATTTTTTGCATTTATAGTTTTATTAAAATGATATTCTTTAAGTAAAGGTGTTTTTTTGAACCCCCTAAATTCAGTTCCCAGTGTTGAATTATGTGTATAAGTAGGGTTTATCTCCAATAAAATATTAGAATTTAATATTATTATATCATAAGAATAATTTCCCAAGTTATATTCAAGCTTATTTTTTATTCCATTTTCTAATAACAATTTTGACATAGTCTTATTTATTTTACTGATAACATTTCCACTACTATTCTTGCATTTTTTAGTCATACAAGGATAAGGCACTCCATATTTTTTCATACAAGTAGCTCTTATCTTCTTTTGAATATTTCGTTTTTCATTGTTACTTTTATTTTTATAACTTTTCTTGATTTTTTCTTTCATAGGTTCATATAAAAATACGCTAGGAACACCGTATCGGTCTATGCAAGTTTTTCTTATCTTTTCTTTCACCCCATCTACTTGACCAGGATATTCTTTACCGTATTTTGCCTTACACGTTTCTTTTGCTTTTTTATGTATTTTATCATTCTGTAGAGGATTTTTAACTCCATATTTTCGCATATTAGTATCTATTATTTTATTTCTCACTTCTGGTGCTGACAAAACATCTTTAACTCCATATTTTTCAAGAGCTTTTTTTGATTTCTTCTCTTTAATTTCCACCGCTTGAGAAATGTTCTTTACTCCATACTTTGCAACACTCTTTTTTTCTTTCTTCTTTTTAACATCATTTATTTGAGAAATATTATCAACTCCATATTTGCGTTTTACAGTTGATTTTACTTGAGAATAAAAAAGCTCTTTACTCTTCGTTATTCCATTATTTTTTAATTCTCTAGCTATTCTCTTCTTTGAGACATTCTTAATATCAGCTATTTCTTCTTGCGTCAAATTCTTAGTTATATACAAGTCAAAAAGTTCTTCTTTGTTAAATTTAATTTGGCTCTCCGTCTTTGCAATTCCATATTTTTTTATTCTATCTCGAACAGTATTCTTCCCAATATGCATTTTTTTAGCAATATTCTCTATACTCATTCCTTCTTTTAAGTATAATTTTTTTAATTCGCTTTCATTCACATTTACTCTATACATAAAATTCCTCTCAGTTTTAAAAAAGAGCTTATATAAATATGCTATAATATGGGTTTAACGTTGAAATAAGCACCATAAAACAACATATTTATATAAACTCTTTTTGCTTATTTCAACAACATAAGTATATCATTTTATACTTATGTTGTCAACGAAATAATCAATATTCTATTAAAAGAAACTTCCAGCCATTCTTTTATTCGTATTATATTTATTTTGCAATAGCTTAAAATCATTCATATCAAATGTACTATTAACTAAATCTTCTGTATTCCCTGAAACTACATCTGCTGTGGCGAAGTACGAACTTGATACAAAGTCATCGTGAAACCCAACTGTACCATTATGATAAACTATTGTTTGATTTTTAGGGCTCATTTCATAAATATAATCTTCAAATTCCCTTATTGCTAATTCAGTCGTATCGTCTAAATTGTGTATCTTAAATCTTCCAGACTTAACAAGAGTAGTTAAATTTTCAACTAATTTCTCTTTATTGTGTCCTTGTTCTGGATATGCTATATATGAAAGACCTGCCTGAATAAACAAATCTTCCAAAGCTTCACCAAGTCCAGTCTTACCATATCTAACAATAGCGTGGTTCCATTTTTCGACAAGTTCCTTTATGTAAACGTTTATCTGAACAGAAAATGCAACATTTTGCAATTTCTTCATCTGTACTGCTTCACCAGTATTTTCACAATAAACTGTTAAACAGCTACCATCAATATACTTTGCAGGGTCAAATCCTATACTATAGGTATAGCCTGGAACTGGAGTCAATATTCTCTGCTTATATTCTTTAAGTTCTTCTTTAGGTAAATTTGGTTTATCAATTACTGCATATTCTCTAAAATTAGGAAACTGTGAACCATCTTGGTCTGATGGTAAACCTAAAATATCTTCCCTGTATTGTCTATCGGAACGAGATAACATCAAATCTTCTTCATATGTTCTATCTCCTGCACGTTCTGGAGTTTCTCTATCCCATTTACCTGTTTGACTATTTTTATATTTATATCTCTTAGCTGCAAAAGAAGGATTATCCCATCTTGAAACATACCAAGTCTCCCAGAAAGGTCTGTGTGAAGGACTTTCTATTTCTCCCCATTTGCAAATAGTGTTAAAGTATGTTCTTCCTCTAGGAGAACTGTTTACAAGTAATAAACCACCATCGCCATTTGGTCCTCTTCCTGGAGATTCTATACGGTCCGTAATATTACCAATAACTACATCTAATTGTTTTATACGAGCTGCCTCAGTTATATAACATATATCAAGTCCAACAGATACTAAACTGTCTGGGTCATCAGCAGAACGGAACTCAATTAACCCACCATTTATAGTTTCTATAACGTGATTTTCTTTATCGTAGTTTACAACTAACTCTCTAGGGAAATCTCCCATAAAGTTTCTCTCTATCTGTGCCAATAACTTATATGTTGGTCCAACTACCCAACCGTGAACTCTAGGAATTAAAGAATATGGTCTGTCCTCATTTAACATATTTACAAATTTTTCATCAAATTCTTTGTCAAAAGAATAATCTTTACCAGTTCTAGCTGCACCAGATACAACTTTATATTTTGCTTTAGAAGCGTGGAACTTTTTTTGCCATTCATAAGGGTTATATTTTATAGACACAACTTTTTCTTTAGGTAAACTCCTATTCATTTTATGTCTACAGTCGTAGCAGTATTTGTATTTATTAAAATACCTTTTGCCTGTTTTCTTGTCTGTTCTGAATCCTTGTTCAAAAGCTTTCCCACAATTTTGACATATCCCTATATTCTGTTTCATTTCTTTATAAAGTTCAGAAGGTCCTTCTATATCTCTTTCTAATACGTCATCTATTTCTTCATCTAAGTCAATATCCTCTGGATTTATATTAGGATTATCATTCATTACATATTCACCTCAGCTCCTAATTGGAAATCTTCGCCACTATCGTTAGTAAATTTAAGTGCAATTTTAGCTTTCTTGCCAGTTTTAGTGTTCTTTAAGTCATACAACATTGCTTTTCTAGCGTCAAGCATAGCAGTACTCATTAAGCCAATTTCTTTATATGCCTTAGCAATATCTCCTTCGTCAAATTTCCTTTGTATATATTCTTCAAGTACTTTTAAGTTCTCTGGTTTAGTCATTAAATCAAGTATTTCTGCTGATACTTCTCCAGTCTTTGAGATTAAATCAAGAGTTTTTAATTGCTCACTTAAATATTTATTTTTCTTAGCAATATTAAGCGTTTTTTCCATTTTCTCTACATCGCTATAAAGATTTAGGTTTCTTTCTAGTATTTCTCTTTCTTGCTCTGGCATCATAAAATCAATAGACGTAACATTTCCTGAATATACTATAGCGTTATCCACTTCTTCATCAGTAGCCTTGTGTTCTTCGGTCTTACTTAAAACAGTAGATTCTGCTAATATCATATTAGCTCTTTTGTCTCTCTTTTTTTCAAGAACATTCGCCATAGTTCTATCTCTATGTTTGTTAGAGTCTTTTTTAACATTAGACATATTGTTCACTTCCTTTTTTGTATAAAAATAGCCTAATGAAAAGGTTTCATTAAGCTACAAATCTTAAAATAAATCTTTACTTCCGAAGCCTTTTTTAGCTTTTGGAGCATCATTTTCTATTTTTTCTTCTTCCTCTTTATCTGTTTCAACACTTTCTGCACTTTCTGCTTCTGAAACATCTTCTTTTTCTAGCTTTTCTTTTATTTTTACAAGCTTGTCAAAGTCAGATTTTAATGTTTCTGTGTCACTATAATATCTCTTTTTGATATTATTTTCATTTTCGCCAAACTCAAAATATAATTCTCTGCCAACTCTTCTTAATATTTTTAATTCGTTGCCTCTAACATTCTTATTGTTTGTCGAATTACAAGTAAAAACTATTTCACTCGTCATCTTCCTTTCCCTCCTCTTCTTTCTTTTTATAATTTTTATTATATTTTCTATGCAATATTTCATTATCTGTAAAATCTTCTGAATTGTAGAATTGTGGTCTACGCATCATATATTCTACTATCGCATATTTTATCCTTTGTTCTAAAGTAGTTTGACTTTCCTCATAATAATTCATTCTTGCACTGCCAGATAAAAACAAACTCCAAATGTTTGAATCTGGATAAATATTCTTAGCAAAATCAAAACCTGTATCAGGAGTTATTTCAAAAACAATAGGGTTTATATATTGCCATTCTTCCAACCTTTCTGTATCTGGTTCAAGGTCAAAATTATCTAAACTAGGTAATATACCTGTAGCCTTATACAAATCATAAGTATAAGCTGGCATAGCCAATACGTTATTTCCTTGTATCGAGTACCATTTACAATACGGTAAGAATTTTTGTAAAACTGGAAATTCCTCGCCTATTCTTTCTGAATCTTTTTTATTCATTAGTCTTGAGATTCTTTTTATGTCAGGAATAGAGATATTATGATTTATTGCAATTTCTATAAGAGTATATATACCATAAAAACTATTATCCACAAAAAATCAACTCTCTTTTATTTTTTTGTAAATTTTCTTAATAAGTTCTTGCTCTTCTTTGTAAGATAATTCTTCCGACAATTTATCTCTTTCCCTAAAAACATTCTTTATAAATTCCCATAACTTTTTCATAAACACTATTCCTTTTTATAAAATTATTTTATCATATGCAACACATAAAATCAAGGTTCTTGATTATATCTATTATTTATCTTCTGTATAACGTTGTTATATATAGTCTCATCATTTAGCAACTTGGATATAATTTTAAATGCTTTATCAAGTAAAATATCTTTATCATCAGTTTTCGAGATATAATACATATCAGTTTCTACTTTCCCTCTGTTTTCGTTATATATTTTACATATTTCTAAAGATTCACTTTCTCTTTGTAAATTACATTCAAATTCTTTTTTTATTCTAGTTCTCATCTTCAATGCATCTGCTTTAGATATACCTCCATTATCATATGCTCTATATAGTTCTCTCATTTGTAAATATGCATATTTTGTAGGGAGATTAGAAAAATCTTCTAGTTTCTCTTTATGAAATGCTCGCTTAGATATATCATTAAACAAAAAATCTTGTATTTCCTTCATCTGTACCTCCTAAAATGGCATATCGTCTGGTATATCTTCAAGAGGGACTTCATTAAGTGGAACTTCATTAAGTGGAACTTCATTAAGTGGAACTTCATTAAGTGGATAATCGTCTTTTGCATCGCCTTCTGCCATATTACTCCTCAATATAACACATTTTGCCACTTTATTATTTAATCTAACAGTTTTAGTATTTCTACCTCTCTCAGTATCCAAATATCCTTTTTTATTCCAAGCACTTACAACTTCATTTCCATCGAAACCATTTTCATTAAGTTTATCTTTCAAAATCGAAGGGATAAATGCAATTTTATCATCTTCCAACTCTCTTCCGTATATTTCTACCTTTATGTCTTGCGAATTATAAGGCTCTCTTTCAGAGTTTACTCCTAAGAAGTGTCTCCTTTCAGATACATACCAATCCATAATCATCTCATACGCTCTTTGTCCTATATCAATGTCTTTAGCACTTACTGTACTATTAGCAAAATCAATGCTTGTTAAATAATACTCGTCTTTAAATAATGAATCCGTGACAATTTTGTCACCAGTTAATACTAATGCTTGCATTATTTTCTGTTTATTTGAAGTATCAATGTTTTCCAATGACTTTAATTTCTCTTTAAATATTGCTTTTATGTCAAATTTACTTAAATTATCAAGTATTTCTCTTATAGGAGTGCCATAGTTTTCTTTCACAAAATCTGCTACTTCTGGTAAATTTTCAAAAGAAAACTTTGTCATTTCACAAGAAATACATCTGTTATAAGCACCTGCATTACTATTGTCTTTTATAATATTTTTTTCTCCATTCGTTATAACTACATTGTTCCACGATGTAGTCCTAGAATTACCACCTACTTTAGTTCCTCTAGTTCTTCCTTTCCCTTCGCTAATAAGGAATAACATTTTATCGTAGTCCTTTGCATCTTTCTGATGTTGCATTTCATTGACAAACAATGGTAAATTGTTGTATGTATTAAGTTTATACTCTAAACCTGCATTAGTAAAGTTAAAATTAATTCCAATTCCCATATCTCCGTCAAGAGAAGGGTTTCCAAATATAGACTGTCCCACCATACAAGCCACAGTTTTCCCATATTCACTAGTTCCAAATATATGTAATGTAAAACCCGTCTGTTTTAATTCTTTTAACATTATGGAAACTACTGCTGATGCCATTACTATTCTTGAAATATCGTTATATTTTCTACGTTCTCTGAAAAATTCAACCCAATCTTTTAATTCTCCCTTCTGTGAAAATTTTTCTTTCACTTTTGGAATATCTCGTTCGTTATCAATTTGGAATTTATCTGAATAAGGTATTAATACTCCATCAAACCATCCCATTCTTGATACAGATGTATGAATCTGAATTTTATCTGTATTAAGGTTCTCTATCTCTGACAAATATCTTATTAGGTATTTAGCATTTTCTGAGGTTACTGCTATTCCAACATCAGACAGTTTCACGATAGCTTGGCTACTTGATATTACGGACTTATCGACAATTATATACTGCCATTCGTTTCTCGAATAATATGCAATTTTTATTTTTTCTGACTTATCTTCAACGTTTATAAACTTCTCAATAGGTACTATTGGCTGATATGAAACTAATATTTTCCCCACATCAGGTACAATTTCATAAATAAAGCCTTCTTGGCTTAGCTCATATTTATTGGTATTATACATTACTTCGCTTAAACCAGGGAAAAATATTCCATTAGGTCTTGCCTCTGTTAAATCTTTTTTTGAATCTTTGAATGATTTATATAATCTATCGAACCCTGTTATTCTTTTTGAATTACAAAACAGCTTTATTTCGCCATACAACTTTATAAACTGGTCAATATCTGACGTTTCGTATTCAAATAATGTCTCAAATAACTCTGCTGAAAAAATATTATCTTTAGTAAGGTTAGATTTCACATCTAACAACTCATCTTCCTTTAATTCTTTGATAATTTCTAACGCTTTTTCTTTTCCATACTTCAAAATAACGTCAGAAATATCACCTTTTTGTTGAAAATTATCAATTTTACTCGACAATTTTAATATTTTTATACTTTTTGCGGTTTCAATTAATGCATTTCGTATATCTTCTGCATATTTATAACCTGGTTTATCATTATCTGGAATAATATATACCGTTTTATCTTTAAAATACTGCTTGTAAGTATCTGCTTTCTTTTTAAAGCTTGCTGCTCCACCAGCTGTAGTAGTTGCAACTAACCCTAATTTATTAAGATTATCTGCATCTTTTTCGCCCTCTACAAAATAAACCTCATCAGCTTTTACTACATTGGGTAAATTATAAGGAACATAGTTTACACCAGTCATTTTAAATACCCAAGAACCATTTTTATATTGTGCTTGAACAAAATTCTTAGGTTCATACCTTAAAACTTTAAAATTTGGAGTAGAGTCTACATTTCTATAAATATACTCCGCTACTACTGTTGGTTTCTTGGTTTCATTATTAAACAAGTCCTTCTCTGATAGTCCTACTGCCGCTAATATTTTCTTTGTATCACACCCTGCGTGACAATACATTAATATTTTATTATCTTCTTCTGTAATTGTAAGCGATGCCTTTGTGTCTGCGTGAGCAGGACAATGGCATTGATACGATTTCTCACCTATTAACTTTGCACCTTCAAATTTATTTATTACTTCTTCTATATGCATAGCCTATTACCTTTTTATACCTTTCTTCTGTATTTTATGACTTATTACGACTTATTATTAGCTTACACTATGACTTTAAATATTCATTTATGCAACTTTTCATAACTTCTGACATTGTTGTCTGATTTTTTTCTGCTTTTATTCTAAATTGTCTCTTTAAGTCCTTGTCTATCCTAATGTTCATTACTGTTTGTGGTTCTTTCTTTTCTTCCTTTTCCATAACTTAATCTCCTTTGTTGTATTTACGATACATTATATAGTCCTTTAAAAAAATAGTCAATAGATTTTATACAACTTTAAAAAAATATTTTTTTATAAAAAAAATATCTCTTGTTACCACTTTTAGCTCAAGTGGTAACAAAGTGGTAACAGAAAAATTTTTTATTCAAAAACTTGCAAACCCTTATTATATATATATTATTATATATTATAT